TGATAATCCTGCTACTAACTCCGTCTCGCAAGTAATGGAGGACAGAATCGCTTCTTATGATATTTCTCCACGTGAGTTTGATGATACTCTCAACGTAGGAGTATTTAAAATAAGACAATCAGTATTCTCAAAGGACGCTTATGGATTGGATTACCTACTTGAAGAAGGATACAACGGTTCAATTGGTCAGTACAGGCAGAGAAATGCCGAAAATGGTGGTGCACCTGTTAACTTCTTCCTTGAGACAGAGGAAAACAGCTCACGAAACATTGATATTTTAGTTAACCCTTTCTTATCTGATAAGATTGCAGGTATTCAGCTTAATGACGATGGTACTCCTAAGAAAAAGATCCGTGTTCTTACACAGTCACTTGTTGATGCAGTTAGTTCTGGTGATGTATCGCTAGACATTGCCGGTGTAGGTACAACTGATGACCTAGCATATCTAACTAGTACGTTAGGGCTAGCAGATTCACTATTCCCGATTGGTGTATATGGTGAGACTAATCTCGCTGATAAGAAGATTGGTAAAGTTCCTGCTAAATTAGACAGAGCTCTAGAGCGTGTTAAGAACGATGAGAAGTTTAACATCGATATTATTGCTGAGGCTGGATTGGGTACCATTAACACTTACTCCGAGACTGCTGAGGCTGGTCTTAAGGAGCTAGGGTTTGATGATACAAGAACAACTCCTGCTATCGAAGCGCTAAGAACATCTAGAGACTTAGAGGCGTTAGGTAGAGATGCTAGAGACAACTACATGGCAATCTTCAATAGATTTAATACATTCTGCGGACCTACTAAGGACGGTGGAAGAGGTGATGTACTATACATTGCTGACCCAATTCGCCAAGTGATAGTATCTGGTAAGGATAGTAAGATTCTTGATGATAAGTCAAAGAACTTCTACACAGACGTATACTGGGCACTAAGACATCAGTTTGAATTAGCTAATACCTCGTATGCTACAGTGTTTGCAAACTTCATGAAGGTATACGATAGTTACTCCGGATTGTTTATCTACGTACCATCTTCTGGATTTGCTTCTGCTAAGATGGCTTCTGTAGATGCTCAAATCGGACCATGGGGTGCACCTGCTGGATTCAATCGCGGTATTATTAATGATGCGGTTGACATTGCTGTAACACCTAACCAGAGACAACGTGATGACTTATATAGCGTTAATCTTAACCCGATTGCTACATTCCAAGATAGAGGTAATGTATTCTTTGGGCAGAAGACACTGCTTAAGAAGCCAAGTGCGTTTGACAGAATTAACGTAAGAAGAACGTTCTTATATCTTGAGAAGATTACAAAGTCTACTATGAAGTTCTTCTTGTTCGAGAACAATACACTGTTTACAAGATCACGAGTTGTTAACACTCTTACACCTACGTTCGAAAGAATTAAGGTTGATGATGGTTTATACGATTACTTGATTGTATGTGATGAAAGAAACAACACTCCAGAGGTTATTGACCAAAACGAGATGGTAGTTGATATTTATCTTAAGCCAGTTAAGACAGCTGAATTTATATTAGTCAACTTCTATGCAACAAGAACAGACGCAAACTTCCAGGAGTTAGCAGGAGGTTAATATACTTAATAACAAGAGCCGGTCCGTTGGGCCGGCTTTTTTTGTGTTAAAATGTAATAAAAGCTGTTTAATGCTATAAATAATTATATGTCAAACTTCAGATCAAATCAGAACATAGAGACCTTCTACGATCGCGCTCAATCGAGAGATTTTGCTCGTGACTTTCTTTTTAGGGTACACGATATCGTATTAGCGGGTGGTGTAGGACTAGAGCCTAGTGAGTTAGTTTACGCCAAGGCTGCAAGTTTACCTGCAAGAAATATTAGTAACATTCAAACACCTTATATGGGATTGAACTTTAATATTCCAGGTAGTGTTACTTATCCAGGATCTGAGGCATTTAATCTTAAGTTTTACTTAGATGCAAATTCTGAACTAAGAAACAAAATGGAAGCTGCATCACGTATCGTCTTTGATGATTCAACATCAACCGGTCAGTATTCTACACCTACTCAAGAGCACTATATTCACTTACAGCAGCTCAATAAGAAGCTAGAGCCTATTTCTGATTACATGTTATATGGTGCTTCAATTCGTGATATTGGCGCTATTGAGTATCAAATGGCTACAGGTACTGGTACTACAGTTGAGATGGATGTAACTATGTCATATCACTTCTACAAACAGACTGGCGCTGCTCAATCCTAATATATGTCTGTTGACCCTATAGGCAGTCGGCTCGATTCACTTTCCCGGTCTTGGGATAATGATATACCGACTAAATTTTTATGGACTGTTAACTTTACAGGCCGTATGGGAGCATTAATGGAGAGTGTTGGTGTATCTGTTGCACGGGTACTACAGGATTATGACGATAAGAGGTTTGCTGTTATACCTAACCTATTCGATAAACGATCAGACGATAATATTGGATTTATCTTTGCACAGTCAGTAGCTCTTCCGAGTGAGCAAGTGACAGTAGGTACACTTCCAGTTAAAGGTTCAGGTGGTTTTGTAGCTGGCTATTATGGTGACCGTAGAGTTGATTACGGTAGCGGTAATAAACTAGATATAACGTTTTTAGAACAGAATAAGGATATTGTTGATATGTTTATTAGACCATGGTTAGTTGCGACATCATACTATGGTCTAATTGAAGATGAATTTGATGCACGTGACTTAAAGTGTGATATACAAATTAACTTACACTCACGTAACCCTAGCGGTTATGAAGGACAATCACAATTTATTAAGTTCGGTAGTCACTACAATAAACGAAAATCTTATCTGTTTGAAGATTGTGCTCCTATTAATATCGAGGGTGATCAATTAAGCTACAATGAGCTTACACAAGACGACTTAGAGAGAACAACATCCTTTACCTTCTCTAAGTATAAGTTACTACACTAGCCCGTTGATTTTAGAGGAGTTGCAACTAACTATATTGTGTTCAGTATAGAGCTAGACTTACCTAGTGGTAAGACCATGAGGGTAAATGAATTGAATAATGAGGATTATTTACCTATTCTTAAGTTTTGTCATAACAGTGACTTTAAAGGTCTAAACTTATATTTTGAGAAATTATACCTAACACCTGACTTAGATATATTTGATAGATTCTTTGTTCTGTTGTATGTAAGGAAGCTATTCGTTGGTAGTAAATTAGCATTCGTAGGTAAGGATGATGTTGATATATCTTATAGTATAGATGATATACTTGAAAAACTATTAGATAACCATACTAGCGTTGAGAAGGAATTATCTGTAGATGGTTTAACCGTATTAGTAGATATACCTGTAGGTTCGTATTTTCAAAGTATTGATGATTTATACCAATACACAATACGCCAGGTTAGATATAAAGATAATATCATAGACTTTACATCTATTAGTTATGACGAAAAAAATCAAATACTAGATAGGTTACCTACAGCCATGTTTGTACTCATACAAGAGTATCTAACTGATTTATCAAACTCTCTGTTTGACTTGACAATAATAGAAGAAAATAAGGATTTTGATATATCTGAAATAAACATTAACGTTATAGGTAATGGTGTTATATACTTTATGACCTCTATATTCAAACTAGATCTTTTATATTTTTATGAGACTCTTTATAATTATAATCAGTTTATAAGTAACGGGTCTGGTGATTTTTTCAATTTAACGTTTAATGAAGTTAAGTTATTACTAAAGATACATGCTGAGCGTGTTCAAAAAGAAAATGAAGAGATAGAGAAAAAGGAACGACTAATGGGTTGAGTATTGCAATACTTGGTATAAATAAAGCCATGAGCAACGAAGCTTTAAGCAACTTCATTAAGGATTTAGATAGTTTAAGCGAGAAAAACAAGACTGAATTAACAGTACCTTCACAGGGTAAGAGTTATAATTTTAGTTTGTTTAATGTGCAGCAGCATAAGAGTGTACTTAAAACAGCATTTGAAGGGTTTACCGGGGTAATCAAAAGTAATAACATATATAATGATATCCTGAAGGATAATTGTGAAGAGCCTGTAGAGTTCTCCTTAGCGGATAGGTCTTATGTTCTTCTTGGTCTTAGAAAAGAGTCACTTAGTAATAATTATATTGTTGATGATGAGCGACACGATCTTAATAAGTTACCAGAGCCATCCTTCGACTTTAAGTATGAAGATGTACTGGAGTATAACGGTATTACAGTTGAGGTAGTTATACCTACATTAGCTAGAGATACTGCTATTAATAAAAAGTTAATATCGGAACTATCTAAACTAACTGATAATAAAAAGGAAAAGGAGACCCTGAATATGGCAGTTACTCATGAAGTAGTTAAGTTTATTAAGAGTGTAAAACTCGGTGACAATATATTTGTATTTGATGATTTTAATATATATGAGAGTAAGAAGTTAGTCGAATCATTACCCCTTAAGCTTAACAACGAGGTACTGCTATGGATTGGTGAGTTTAAGAAAAAAGAAGAGAAGAATTTAACGCTAGAAGATGGAACTATTGTAGAAATTGACGCGAGTTTCCTGGCTAGTGATTAAATAAATATGTGGAAAGTAACGACACTGGTATAATTAGCTCAGACGCTCGTGAGATGATAAGCGGTCTCATGAGT